GACCAGTGCGGCTTATTGGAGTGACAGAACGAAGTGGAGTTGATATATTAAATATTAATTATTGTTAAAATTTATTTATGGCTGACGAACCAATCAAACCAAATCCACCTGTTGATACAGCAGCGTTAATGGCAGAAGTTGAATCACTCAGGAAAAGCAACAGAGAAATTTTAGACGATTACAAAAAAGCAAAGGAGGCAGCAAAAGCTGTACCGCCAGATGTTGATGTTGATGCTTTGATTGCATACAAACAAAAGAAAGAACAGGAAGAACTTGAGGCAAAGGGTAGATATGATGAGGCCATTGCAAAACAGGCTCAACAATATCGTGACGCAGAAGAGGCAAAAAATAAAAAAATTCAAGAATTAGAAGCAAAACAAAGACAGCTAGAGGTTGAAGCCCCAGCAGTGACAGCCCTTGCTGATGTTGTTCACGATCCCCAATATGTATTGAGTCGCATTAGCAAGGATCAATTATCTAGAGAGGCAGACGGAACTGTTGTTGTAGTTGATGGATATAACAGAACACCTGTTAAAGATTGGGCAATGACAAAAATGCCTCAATGGGTACAGAAAAACCCAAGACCACAAGGCGGTGGAGCAACGACTACAAAGGTTCAGACGGAAACAGTACTAGCTGGTGATAAGAACCCCTTTGCAAAGGAAACATTCAACCTTACAGAGCAAAGTAGGTTATATAGAACAGATATAAATAAATATAATATGCTCAAAAACGCAGTTAGCGGTTAGTATAGTAACAACGTGGTTGTGCCATGTCAGAGGTTGTGCCTCGAAGTGAACATATTAATTAAATTCTAATGGCAACATTAAGATCGGATTTAATTATTCCTGAGGTGTTCACACCCTATCTTGTTGAAGCTACAACTCAAACTGACAGCTTCCTACAGAGTGGGGTAGTGCAACCTTTGGCAGAATTAAACCTATCCGCAGAAAGGGGCGGAGATTTTGTAAAAATACCTTTTTATACAGCAAACTTAACAGGTGATTTTGAAGTTTTAACAGACTCAACATCATTAACACCTTCTAAGATCACAGCAGATAATCAAATCGCTGCTGTTCTTCATAGAGGTAGAGCTTTCAGTTCTAGAGATTTAGCATCTTTAGCTGTTGGCAGTAGTCTTGATCCAATGGCTGCTATTGCTCAGAAGATGGCGGCTTACGTCAATAACCAGAAACAGAAGGATTTATATTCTTGCTTAACTGGTGCTTTTGGTTCTATCAATGCAAACGATAGCAACTCAGCTTTATTTGCTTTAACTATTGACTCTGAATCAGGTGACTCACCTACAGCGTTAAGTCCTAGACACGTTGCAAAGGCTCAGTCTTTACTTGGAGATCAAGGTTCTAAGCTTACATCAATCGCAATGCACTCTAAGTGCTATTACGATCTTGTTGAAAGAAGAGCAGTTGATTTTGTTCTTGCAACAGATGTTAATGGTGGTGGTGCAACAGCTTCTGGTGGTTCTATTCAGAACGCATTTGGAAATCCTAATTTTGGAACATTCATGGGAATGAACATAATTGTTTCAGATGATATTCCAACAACAGGATCTGGTGCTTCAACAGAGTACAGCGTATTCTTCTTTACCTCAGGGGCAGTTGTTACTGGAGAGCAATCACCAATAAGAACTCAAACAGATAGAGACATCTTAGCTTTGGAAGAAGCTATGGCAGTGGATCTTCACTACATCTATCACCCTGTAGGTCTTAAGTATGCTGTAACAACAGTAAACCCAAATCGTAGTACTTTAGAGACAGTTGCCTCTTGGTCGAAAGTTTACGAGACAAAGAATATCGGTATCGTAAGAGCTACTGTAGTTTCTAATAACGACTAGGAGTAATTAATCATGCCTTCTTTATTTGAAGTAACTGCTGGGTCTTTAGTAGGCCCAACAACAGGAGGAACAGTCACACAGGCTACTTCCAAAGCAACAGGTGTAACTCTCAATACTGAGAGTGGACAGATTACCATGCATGCAGCACAGCTTGACGCTGGTGTTGAAGTATCTTTCACAGTAACTAATAGCAAGATCGCAGCAACAGACGTTGTTGTAGCTTGTCATGGTTCTGCTGGAACTGCTGGTTCATATCTTGTGAACGCTAATAGCATTGCTGCTGGATCTTTTGCAGTAACAGTTTCTAACGTATCTGCTGGTAATTTAAGCCAAGCAATCGTTATTAACTTTGTTGCACTAAAAGGTGCATCTAGCTAATGGCTTTATTTGCTTTTAAGCGAATGAGGGAACAAAACGAAGCTGCTCAAAAGGCGGCTTCTGTTTCCACATCAAAGCCTAAACCAAAACGCAAACCTCAAAAGGTAAAAGTAAATGGCGATAACCCTTGATGCAACTGTTGGCGGTGCTAACGCAAACACATATATCACACTTGCTGATGCAAACTCTTTTATAGAGGGGCTGATTCTCAGTGATGATAATGCAGCTTGGGACGGCTCTAGTACTGACAATAAAAATCGTGCTTTATTTACCGCAGCCCAGAGGATTGACAGAGAAAAGTTTTTAGGAGCTAGAGTAGCTGATACTCAAGCTTTAGAATGGCCGAGATCAGGAGTAAGGAAACCTGACACATACACAAACTTGTATGGGTTAAGCTTTCCAAACCGATTAGTTGCTGACTATTACACTGATACTGAAATCCCAGATCGGGTAAAACACGCACAGGTTATCTTGGCTGTTTATCTAAATAACAACAGGAACGGAATGGAGTTAAGTGGCTTAGAGGACTTTGCTGCTGTAAGTATTGGTAATATAAATGTGACCCCTAGATTTTATGGGGCTGTGGGTATTGATCGTATTCCGCCAATAGTTGATCATTACTTGAT